TGTCATCTATTACATTGTTTGCAAGATCTTCTGCTATACCAATGTCTATAATGCGAGGTATTAAATCTGAAGTGTAAGCTAGGCTTTCATCCAGTTTTGTTTTAGTTAATGCATTATTGTTCCAATCATTAATGAACTCATCATCATCTACTTGTACACCCCTTAGTGCTAAGTGGTTGTACGATTTACGCGAAGAAGTAATCACTGTTTTCAATCTCCTTTATATCTAGGGTGCCAAGGGCGGGTTGTTCTACATCATCCTCGGCATCTGTTATGAAGTTACGTATGACTTCAAAGTAATTTTCATAGTCATACATACGTATGAACACTTGTTTTGTAAGGTCTAGTAGGTTATCTACATCAGAAGCATGAGTACTAAAGCTATCATGTACAGCTGCAAAGCAACCATTCCATTCGGATATTACAAGAGCCATGTGACTTGCATCCATAGAGTGTATATAGTTGGGAGACATTCCACAAATGAAACCTCTTCTATCTGGCATACGTGTAGGTACAAGAGCTACATGAGTAACTTGACCTGTCTTATTACCATACCCTTTAATCCGACCCCTTGCTTTCCTGTCTTGCATTATCCATTTCTCATAGACAACATCAAAACCAGAGGGGGTACTCCACTCTATTCTGTCTTTACCCTTACCATGTTTAAGCCTAGTGGTAAACTCTTTTAGTTTTAACACAACATCATTGAGTGCCTCTAGGTCTTCATCAGTCTTAAAGTTCTTCTTCATAAGATCATCACGTAACTGTGAGTACTCTCTGTATTCAGAGTTAGCTTCGTAACCATTACCATCTATCTTAACGTGTGTACCTAACTGGTACATAGAAAGATCCTGAAGGTAACTCATAGTAGATAGAGGTCCAGGACATACTTTATCAATAGCTTTTATAAGAAGCTTTGAGAGCTTAGTACAATCGTCCTGTGTTATCCCATACTCTGTATGATAGTCTTCTGATTTACAATCAAAGAACATATTCTCAGCTATCTTCTTAGCCCCTGCAGAATAAGCCCTAGTCATTGAGCCACGCTTAGAGATACCCTTTCGGATACTTTTCATTGGCATCTGTGACAGTATAGAGTTTAACCTATCATCTTTACAGATGTTGATCATCTCTTTGGCAGTCTGAACATAGAAGTCTTTCTGGATATCTCCAGGAATTAGACCTACTAGATCTCCAGTCTGTTCATCTTTAGAGATAGCACCTAAGTGCTGCCAACCATTGTTACTACCATCTATAGGTATAGGTAGGGAGGTCATGTGTATTCTATTGTCTTTGAAAGCACAATCGAATTCATACCATTCTACACAAGCAGCAAGGAAAGATACTTTCTTTTCAGCATCACTTGAGAACTGTTGGTGTTGACCTGCATCTTTGATCTCACTCATGTACTGATTAGTCCACTCGATACGATCTTCTAGTGTCATCTTATCAACAGATATGTTATCCAATCCTTCACCTTCAAGGTGTGTCTTGTAGTCTGATGTACACCATTCAGGTATCTCATCAATACCATAAGACATATTGAACACTGACGCAGTGTGTATGGCTAACCATTGAAGTCCACCTTGAGTCATTGGTTTAGAATGTTTAAACTTAAACAAACCCCTAGCCAAGTCAGACCCTTGGTAGTTCATAAAGCTTTCGCAGTAATAGAACCTACCTCTGTAATCAACATCAAGATACTGATAGAATCCTTCTAGCTCTGAGAGCTTACGAGCTTTCTCTGATATGAATGCCCACTCTACCATCTTGCTTCTACGTTTAAGCTCCTTGGCATCGTTGTCTTGTATGGGATCTTCAGAGACAAACACATCCCTGTTGTCAACCATTGCTTGATACACTGGTTTATTAATCACCCATTCAGTTTGCTGTAGTTTATTCAGTGCTATAACCCAAGGTGCATACTTGTTTATAGGATCACTTTCAATCCTACCTTTGATGACTGGCCTATCTACACCATTTATCTTTTGAAACATTTTAGTTATGTCTATAGGTCTATCAGTTGTGGTTGCAGCAAGAGGGAAGCTTGCACCTTTAGGTGGTATAGTTCCCAGCTCAAACCAACGAGGGGCAGCTGACACAACGTGACAACTGTTCCTAGTCTTGGCATATGACAACTCAATGAAGTTTAAGTTGTACAGTGCTTCTATAAATAGATCACCGATTGATACTTGAGAACCCCAAGGTAGGGGTTCCCGATCTAACTCTCGTCCAACACTCTGACCTATCTTAGTGGAAGCATTGGTCAATGTTGTAGTCCCTGCTGGACTAGAGCTAGTATCTTTTGTAAATTGCATCTGTAATATTGAGATGCTTTTAAGAACATAATCTTCCATACGTTCACTATAGTTTATGGATAGCCGCAAGAGAAGACCAGCTAAGTGAGGTCTTCGTCTTGCTGGACTTACCCCATCTACCCTTGTAACAAGGTAGTCAACTATCTCTTGGAGTGCTGACATTTATTCTCCTATGTATTTACGTAATCAAAACCTTCCTCTTTAGCTAAGAGTCGGGTAGTGTTAGTGTCGTAAGTTGCACATCCAGCATCCCCAGTTTGACCTGTAAACCTAGACTTTAGGACTCTGAATGTAACTGTGTTACGTTCATAATCATCTTCTGCTACTAGGTTTCTAGAGAATGCTATGATATCAAAAGATATCTGTTTAATAGAACCAGAACCTTTGATGTCATCAATAGATGCGATGTTACCATCTTCGAAGGCTTTACCACCCTGTGCTTTACGCAAGTGTGATATTAAACCTAGCCAGATGTTGTGACGTTTAACTATCTTTAGTAAGTCCGACATGAACTTATCAATAGCTTCATTGCCTGTTAGTCCATCGCTGCCTTCTGATACAGCAATAGTGATGTGATCTAGTACAAGATATTTACAACCCATGAGAGCCATGTATTCTATCTTATCTACTAGGCTATCATCACCTACAGAACCTTGATGATCTAAGAGGACGAGTCTTTCATCTCCAAATACTTCATCAAAACCCTGTCTAAGCTCGTCTTCTGATGGCTGTGTATCCTCATTAAGAGGTTTCTTGAGGGCCATACCGATAAACTTCTCTGCCGTATCTCCAACGCTCTCCTCCAAACTGATAAGCCCAATCCTATCATCGGTTTTTGATAGGAGATCCAAGATAATCTCTTTGATAACAGTAGATTTACCACTACCAGTTCCAGAAGTGAATAGAGTAATCTCACCATGTCTAATCCCCTTTAGTTTCTTGTTCAAACCACTGAGACAATCAGGGTAAGGAACACATTCTACATTCTTACGTTGTATAAACTGATCCCATATTGGTTGACCAGTTACGATACCTGATGGGTTCCAACTCTGTGCATTCCATATGCATTCTATTAGAGTTTTCCATCCATGTTTAACTAGTGTTTCATTAGCGTCATTCTCTGGTAGCTTTGCGACTTTAGCTTTTCCTGGTTTTATCATCTTACCTAGGAAGTCAGCCATCTTTTTACCAGCTTCATCTTGATCCATCATAATTACGACAGTCTTAAATGAATTTATCCAGTCCCTTTGAGCCAAAGCACAAGAGGTAGAAGAAGAAGAAGGCACACCGACAACAGAATAATTACGTCCGTACTTTTCTCTGTATGCTTGTGCGACTGACATTGTATCGATGGCACCTTCACAGATGACCAACGTAAATCCTGATGTTGCTTGTCGTTGTCCGAACAGTTCGACATTTTTGAATTCTCCGTAGGTACGGAAGTCTTTTGGTAACTTGCGTTCTTGGTAAGATGCAATGTTACCATTGACTGTCCAAGGATAGTAATGTGCTAATGGTTTTCCATTAACATCTACAGACATTTTAACATCGAAATAGTCTACAACTTCCTGAGATATTCCACGAGAAGTTATAGGGTAGCTTCGATAGTTAGCTATGTCTTTTAGCAAGGGGTCAAACAACTCCTCTACTATATCATCATCGTCTATTACTTCATTCATTGTGTTACTACTTTCTTTAAATACTGTTTTCCCACATGAGAAACAGTGTGTTCTTGGATTATCATCGTTGTATATATGGTTAGCATCAGAGCTACCACAACTTTCACAATTTGTCTTCACCAGAAATCCCTTTCTTCTTTTATATCCCTATTGTTGTTACGTTTCTTTCGAGTCTTGGAGTGCTTTGAATCCCACTTCAAGTTCTTTTGCTTCTGCAATTCTAACCCAGAGGTACTCTCCTCCTCGCTTGACTCGATCTCTTTGTAAGATGATACCTTGGACAGTTTTGTCATTGAACTCCTCAAATATACTTTGGTATGTATCTAGTAATGGTTTAATTATATTATCTAAATCAGATGCCCTGTTGGACAGACCTGCATAGACAATGAAATGTACTGGCCTATCCTCATAAGACCATGTTGTTCCCATGAGGATAGTTGCCATCTCTTCCTGAAACCTTTTGTAGTCAGCTGTTTTGTATGTTGTTCGATTCTTTCTCACAAACATTTTGTTGGCTGATAAAGGTTTGATCTGGAATAGCTGTTCCATTTCTTCTCTCCGCTGTTCTGATAGCATGACAGTTATGGCACACTACTTCAGTTTTAAATACCTCTTCTAGCACAGCACCTATATCTCTGTCTTGAGATACCATACGAGAAACATCATGTAGTTTCTCGTACTTAGGTAAGTGATCAAAGGCTAGTGCATCTGGATGTTTATTGTATCCACAGTCAGTGCAACCTAGGTCAGTCTTCAACATCCCTATAAACTTGCGCTTGCTTTTCCGACTCATGCTTCTCGATTTGTTTCTTAATGTCATCTAATTCTTCCCAAGATGTTATCATTGTTAATAGACGCTTGGCAACTGAAGGATCTCCAGCTTTGTTTGCTCTCCAAGCAGACCGCACCCTATTCCACCTGCGTTGCATAGGTACACCAGATAGAATTTTCTCTGCTTTCTTAGGGCCGATTCCTTTGATTCCAGGAATGTTGTCAGACCTATCACCAGTAAGACATTGCAGCATAAGCTTAAGATTAGCAGTGTCTTCAGAAATCTCTGTGATTTCTTTCTTGACAAAGTTGTAGTGCGTTCCGTGGATTTGTAAGAGGTCTTTGTCAATGCCAGCCACTGTGAAATCCTGAGCAACATCTCTACACTCATTAGCCCAAATGCTAACAAGATCATCAGCTTCCATATCGTCAGCCATGACAGCACTGTACTTACTAACCATGTAATCATGTCCATAGTTTAGTGCCTCCTTAACATCTGCATCTAACTCTTTGCGAGTGGACTTGTAGTCAGGGTATATCTTCTTTCGAAAATTACCCCGACCTTTAATAGCTACAAGAAAGTTATCTGATCCACAATTCTGTTGGATTTCTCTCATAGTGTGATCTATTCCTACTCTAATATCCTTTTTCTTCTTAGTGACACAAGCCATTCGGAAGTATATTGAGTCGGAATCTACTAGTATTACTGCGTTATCAGTGAACATCTGCGTAACTCTCTCCGATTACATAACTACCACCATCCATACAAGTTACTCCGAAGAGTTCTGGACCAGCAGTAAATGATTCTGTTAGAATTTCCCCAACACGTTTAGCGTCATCGGGGTGTGATTGGAATGCCATCTCATCATGGTAAAACAATCTAGGTTCAGCTCGTAGCTTCTCCTCTTTAATCTTATCCCATGCCCACATTAGTGCAGCCTTACAGGTTACACCTTCAGCAGCTTGGAGTAAGTAGTTTAAAGTTTGATGGCCTGAACCACAGAATACTGGGCGTCCATCAAGGGCAGGGAACCATCCATCACCTTGTGCATTGGATGTTTTATTCCAGATACCTAGAAGTTTCTTCTTAAGTTCTTCCAAACCTTTAATACCTTTAGCAAAGTCAGCTCGTGATTTACGACCTACTTCACTGTTGGATTTGCCTGTAAGGACTTGTCCCAACTTAGCATCACCAGCACCAAAAAGATAAGCATATAGATACCCTTTGGCGATACCCCTACTACATCCCAAAGCATCAGCGTTGCGTTGATGTTGGTCCCCATAACGTACTTCATTAGTGAAATCATCGTTCCCAACGTAATGACAAAGACCACGTAGCTGATTACCAGCTGAGTCAGCACCGACAATAACAGTCCCTGGATCAGGTTTAAGCATTCCACGAATCTCTTTACCCCAAGGTGTCTCAATGCCAGGAAGGTTTGCAATAACTTCGTGACGGACCCTGAAGGTAGGAGTACCGATAGTCCACATATTACCATGAAGTCTTTTATCATCTTCATTCTCCACTCGTTCTACCCAGCCTTCCATGAGAGATGCCTTATGTCGTAGTACATAGTACTCATCGACCATTAAGCCTGTCTCTCCTAGTTTAGCTAGAGATGATGTTGTAAGTTTAGGTCCAGTAGTTATCCACTCACGACCTACTTTCTTTCTGTTGTACTCGTCTGGTTTCCATCCGATAGTTGCAAGCCATTCCTTAACCGCTTCTTGCGATCCAAGTTTAGCTTGTTCCTTAGTAGTTCGTTGGAAACAAAACTCTGGCCC